ATCCGCCTTTCAATCAAACGGCGAACAATTGAGGAGACTCATTCGGAAGGCGAACTTTCTTTCGATACTGTTTACCAAGCAAATCCAGGTAAAACTAAAACGTTCAAGAATACGCTTGGATTCATTCCCTGCGTTGAGATCTTCAATAATCCCAAAGGCTTCTCAACTGAAGGTGTTGGTGAGTTTGAAGCGTTAGCCAACCACATCTGCACGCATGATGAAATGGTCCGCACCATGCGGAAGAACGTGCAGTTCTTTGGTAACCCAACCCTTCTTTCGTCTCGTCCCAAGACCGACCTGATGGAGGCCGGTGGTGATGTGGCTGTACAGCGTCCGTCTATTGCTGCTAACTCAGGCTTTACTGGCATGGGTGCATTGAGCCAGTCAAGGTTCAAAGCAGACCCAATCTCCCGTGGTGTTGACGGTCAGATCCGCGTGCCTAGGGTGATCGCAAACCTGGAACCTAACGACCGTGTTGGTTACATTGTCCCAGATGCCATCACTGGTGACCAGAATTCTTTCGCACGTCAGTACCGAGAAGAAATCCGTACAGCTTTAGGCGGTGTGGATGAACTTTCCATTTCTGCAGGCGTGACAGCTACGGAATACAAGTCTCTGTTTGGACGTGTTTCCGCAACATCGAAGAAAAAAGCAAACGCTATTTACACCTATGGTGTGTGCCGTTGCCTGGAACTTATTATTTACCAGGAAGAGCGCTTGTTCCGAGAGACGTTAGCGGCAGCTGCAGGACTAGAGAAACCCCTGGAACTACCAGAGACTGCATCTGACGCAGACATTGCCGCATACAACGATGCAATGCGTGCGTTTGAAGAGCAGGTCAAGCAATTGATGATGGCTTGCTTAAAGACTCAGCAGATTCCACCCGGTGTACTTGGGTTGATTCCAGACGGTGATGTCACGATGCAGTGGCGTTGGCTGGGACCTGTATACGAAGATTCTACGCAAGATGTACTGAACAACTCCATTGTTGTTCGCAACCTGCAAGAATTAGGTGTTGATAGCATTGAAGCACTGAAGTACCTCTTCCCGTCTAAGACGGATGAAGAAAGGGCCGGGATGCTATCAGGTTTCCCGTTCAGGATGGTGAATGAATTGCAGGGTGCTTACTCTCAATTTGCTCGCCTGGTGGGTGGAATGATGCAGACCCCCCATCCGCAATCACCGGACTTACCGATGGCTGCAGATCCGCGATTGGATTTAACCCCATATCTGTATCGCACTTTAGAAGCTCTACAAAAGGAGATGAGTTATGCAGGACGCTACCGTCCAATCGATCCCACAGACGAGCCAAGCACCAGCGGCCGTCGCTCCGAGCAGTTACGTGATGGCAGCTCCGGCTCCTCAGGCAACTCCGGCCAGCTACCAGGCGGCTCCAGTGGCTTATCAGGTGGGTACCAGCTACCCCCAAGCGGTACCTCAGGCGATCCCCAGCTACCAATCAGCCCCTACTCAGTACGCCCCCCAATCCCAACCGGCGGACCAGGCGGGGAATCCTTGGGAATCGGCGTTCAACAAGGTGGTGAACCTGCTGAGCGCTCCAGTTCAATCCCCGTTCCAGGGAGCACCCTCGCAGGCTCCGACAGCGTATACCCCAGCCAACTACGGCCTGGCCAGCAGCCCCAATACGCAACAATCGGTTCCGCAGACTTGGTCTCCCAACCAGGAATACTCGCCCAACTATTCCCAAACCTCCTCCAGTCCGTCCTTGGCGGAGATCGCGGATTACCTGGATCTGAGCCAGGAAAGCCGGATGGTAATCGACGCGTACGGGGTGGAAGCTCCGGCTCTGCTGAACAACTACGCCCTGAATCTGGAAGGGATGCTGGACAGCGCCGTCGCGTGGGGAAACCGCGCCGCTGATGCACTGACCGGTTACGCCAACTTTGCGGTCAACGAGCACCAGGAGAACCTGGCCTACAACGAGATTCTGACCAACCCCGATGTGCTCAGCGATTACACGCTGAAGTTCTTTGGCCCTGAAGGTCCGTATCCTGTGTACGAAAACGAAGCTCAATTAGAGACTCGTGGCTACCCGACCCAGGCCCTGGGACAACCGCAACTTGGTCAGTTCCCTGCACCTCCCGCCGCTGCTGCTCCCCAAGCTCCTGAAAACTTCTGGGGTTCTTTCGGTGAGCAAATGGCCCGTGATCCCCAGAACGCTTGGCGTCTCCTGAACCTAGCCCAGCCTCAAGTTGTTGCAAACAAACTGTTTGTGATGGAGTAAGGCGATGCGTAATCGCTTAAAAGTAGGCGTACCTCTTGCCGCTGGTTTGGCTGCGGGTGGGTACGCCCTTTCTCAAGGGGAAGATCCCGGCACTTCTGCTCTTGCTGCAGGTGCCGGTGCGCTGGGTGGAGCGGCTGGTTTACTTGGAGCACGTAATATTGCTTTAGCTGGTAAATACGGCGGGCAATTTACGCAGCAAGCACAAGGTTTACTTGGCAAAGCCGAAGACCGGTTATCTCGCGCAAGCTACGGCGCGAAGAATGACTTGGTGTCTAATGTTCTATTAGATCTTTCTACCGCGGCTGGAAATGTTGCCGAGCGAATCACGCCACGGGGAATTGGAAAAATCATGGCTGCAGGAGCAGTTCCTGCGGGGGCGCTCACTGCTGGTTTAGGTGGTGTTGCCCTTGGTGCTATCCCGGCATCTATGGGTGTATACGGTTTCCAACAAGGTGTGATTGCCAATCCTGAAAAGCAGGGTTCTAGTAATACACCAGGGGCGCGTGCCAGTACTAAAACGGCCTCACTGCAGTACACGTGATTTTTTTTAAATTACCAACTGCTAAAATTTGTGTTAGATAAGACACACTGATGTCTGAATCTTTTACCCGATAAAACACTTCCTGCGATATTGGAGGATAAAACAAAGTGTTTCTTGATACCGACTTTCCAAAGATCCTTGGTGCGGAACTTTACCGTCCCCACCCTGCCTACATTGCCGAGATGGCAGTGGAGCCTGTGGTTGTCCACGACTTCACCCGCCAACCCGGTCAAACCGTTCAGTTAGACCGCTATAAGTTCTGGGGTACCCCTGGTACTAAGGACAGCCGTGAGCGTATTGCCGACCAAACCATCGGTACCGCTAACAGCCGTAACATCACCAAGGAGAAAGTCCTGGTGGTGCTTAAGGAATACACCGGTCCTGCAGACCCGGGTGATCCTACCCAGCCTTCGACCTTCAAGATTGCCCGTGAGACCCTGGTCACTGCTCAGCGCCTGCTGCTGGACACCGGCAACCTCAACATGTTCCACCAGTCCATCGGTAGCCTGACGCTGCTGGATGACTACCGTCGTTGGCGCGACCGCGTGTTCATTGATGAACTCGCCAAAGCCGAAGCCAATGGTGCCGCTTCTACGACCCAAGGTGGTTACTACTTCGCTGGTGGCAAGGTCAAAGATTCTTCTGGCCGTATTGCCTACACTTCCACCGAGTACGACAACGAAGTTCAACAGTTCCAGGTGCGTACCGACCTGCTGACCGTTGTCAAGGACCTGCGCAAGCGCAACGTTCCTACTTACGCTGATGGTCTGTATCGCTGCATCTGCGATCCTACCTTCATGATGCACCTGCGTCGTGATCCCGACTTCCGCGAGATCGCTCGTTACGCTGGTAATCCTGGCCAGGGCATGTACATGGGCAACCCCATGATGCCTAACAACGCCAGCTTCTTCCAAGGTCCCCAGGCTGGCCAAGCTTACTTCCTGGCTGGTGAACCTGTCATGCCTACCGGCGTGCAGTTTGAAGGCGTTAAGTTCTTCGAGTCGACCAACTTCCCGACCAAGAGCATCAGCACCTCCTTCGCTGGTACTGGTGGCACCTACGCTTCCAAGGAAGTGGCTCAGGGTTACTTCTTCGGTCCTCAAGCCATTGGCGTGGGTATCGGCGGCCCGAACGCTCAGGTGCTCATCAACAACAACGACGACTTCAGCCGTTTCATCATCCTGATCTGGCAACTGTACGCCGGCTTCGAAATCCTGAACAAGGACTTCGTGACCACCGCGTTCAGCTATGTGCAGGACGACGGCAACATCTGATCAATAAACAATAACTAAACTATAGGAAAAATAAATGACCTATTTGTCCGCTAAAAAAATCTATCCCGGCAACTGGGCTGAACCCCTGAATGGCTGGTATAAGAACATTGATGCCGATTATGCCGGCACTGATGACGGCTCTAAGGGTGGCCCCACTTCGGTGCTGGCCCTCCCTGGCTACCGCTACTTCCAGCAACGTGGTTATGTAGCAGTTACTGCTACCTCTGGCTCTGGTCCTGTTTCTTCGGCAAGCGTGATCGTTCCTTCCCCCTACCGGAATGACGACACTCGTACCGACATCACCGGCATGGTGATCTCTGGTAACAGCACCCTGCCTGCTTACGTGTACCGTACTGCTATCTCCGTGGCCTCTGGCTGGGGTGATGGCCGCGTGGCCTCTGGTGTGTATGCCGCTACCGGTAACGTGATCTCGTTCGGTCGCGTAAGCTCCAGCAACCCCACCGCCGCTTCTGGCGTGGGTGAGGGCGTGATTCAGGCTAACCTGACTTCTAC